ACGTTGACCTTTAACCCGTAGGTTTCAAGGTTCTGCACGACAGCGTCCGTATAGTCTACGGGTACGATGATATCGTCCCCATAGATCGAAATCGACTTCGAATAGTTGAAGATCGACTCGGAACTTGGACGTCTACCATCATGCTTATGCATGGCAGTTAGCACTAAGGTGTAAAACACCATCGCCTCGACGGGAAAGCAAATTGCTGAACCCATGGAAGCGAACTTGTGCAAAGTTACCTTGCGGCCTGATGGCAAATCTGCCTGCGCGGATCTAGCGGCTAGAAGATAGTCGCGAATTCCCGAGCTCTTGAAGATTCGGTAAACCAAATCAACATGAACTCGATCTGACGCATCACTCAAGTCGAGTGTGGTCAAAGTACGATCCAAGCTGGCTTTGTGTGCGAGTCGCCGGTTGATCGATTGGTCCGTAAACCGGACCGCCTTCTTCGTCAACCTGTGGCTCTCTAATATCGGAACGATATGGTTCATCAAGCCTTGCTGGATGAATTGCATCGGACTGGGTTCGAGAGCTATGACTCGTGGCGTCTTCAGGGTCTTCGGAACGAAGACTACCCGTACTGGTGGTTCTGACCACTCGTCCAGATAGTCTAGGGACTTTCCGACACCTGTTGAGGTGGGTTCAATAGCTTGCGCTGCATATCCATAGTTTGGATAGCAGTGTAAAGCTGAAGGAAACCACGGCTCTGCCCGGGAGTACCACCAACTGAATCGTTGCCTGTCATTTGACAGCCGCCGATCAGCAGTGTTCCCAGGGCCATGCTTACATATAAGATCCACGGGATCAAGCTCCGAAAAGACTTGAGACCATAGGATGCCAGCAGTCGCATCAAGGATTGAATCCTTCTGTTTGATTGCCGGTGTAAGCTTAGCGAGCTCGCCTTCTATGTCGATGTATCTGCGCTCTGCCTTATCATTACGATCGGGCGAACAAGCAATCTTCGGCTTTTTCCAAAAGTCGCAGACGTTGCGGATTGCAAGAATAGCATCCGCTGCAGCATCATCGCGTAGCACACCATCCACTGTGAACACACGTTTGAAGAAACCTCCGAGGAATCGGGGGAGACTTCCATGCCGACAAAAGTCAGTCGGACATGAGAAGCGCCCAAGTTCGATGCCCTGAAGAAGTGCATCGGATAGCTTGGGGAGGGTTAACGCTAAAAACGAGAACCCTTCGTGTTCATAACGACGTCGCATTGTAGCGACGTCGCGTTCAACGGACAAGTCTAGATCTATACTGAATTGCTTCAGCATAGTCTCGAGAAGCATGGCCGGTCTTTCCATCTATACCATCCTTTCAAGGTTGATATAGAAACCGTCCTGTACCCCGGCAGGGGTCCGATCTGATTGGCGAGGTCTGAGTTAGAACTCGCCGCCGAGAACCTTGTTGTAGTTGGTTGAAGTCAACCACGCCTTCAAGGCATCGATCAGATAGCCGATCTCAGTGTCCGTGAAGCCGGCGCGAGGCTCGTCAATGACGAGATACACGCTAACTCCCTTCTCCGTATTAATAGCGGAAATGGGATCGGCGGCGATCTTTTTCTGAGAAAGCCGCACTTCACGACGAAACCGCGCAGCAGTTGTGAACTGCTTTGTGGTCATAGTGGTATTACCATCCGACGAGGTGTAGACATTAACTGTCTGCCCCGGCGAAGTCTTTGCCAAACTTGTGGCAACGGCATTGATGGTAACGCTCTGAGGATCTGCGAGCACAGGAAGCTCCTATAAGTTAGGGTGAGGTAATCATCTTAGCCGGGACAAACCCAGTGCGCCAAGAATCGAGAGTTGCAACCCGGACAGCGTGTTCGGGTTGGTATTGAAGCCAAAGGGATCGCCGCGAACTCGTCTTTTTCTTACGAAGCCGACTTCGTTGCGGGTAGATACAACCTGGCTGGAACTCCACGCGCTATCTTTCGTAGTGAAAGATAACTCGGAGACGTTTTTAGACGTCTCTGTGCACATGAGGTAGAAATAGTCGGCGACAAGCCGCTCTTCTACAGTGTGGGCCATATTGTCCCACACTACATGAGCATTGAAGAACCAGTCGAACAACCAGGTCCAAGGCATGGCAGCATAAATCTGTCCGACGTCGAGTTGGGCTCCGAAAAGAGCCCTCTTCATACGGTTTGTCCAGTTTATGTCACGCGGCCCCCTAGGCAGCCAATAACGGAATTGGGCAGAAGCCCAAACCAATCTTGTCTGCTCTGACCAGGTACTCCGATACCACTGTTGTGATGAGGAGAATCTGGAAGGTATCCCTGGCTCACAAGCCAAGAGATAAGGTGCACTGGTAGTGACCACTCTATCGGTCACGTTCGAATACGTCTCAAGGTGAACCCTGCGACGTATCGGTTTACCCTCATTATCGATCAGCCATTGCAAACGACGCTCCCACTTGTGGTAAGCGTTATAAAGCGATATAGCCGATCGAAGAAGCGGAAGAGCTCCGAATTGGTAAGCTAACCAAGCTTTGGATAGCTCACTAGGACGTGGTGGCCGCTTCGGGTGTTTTCTGACAAAGTCTGCCGTCTTCAAATGAAGAAGATGAGACAGATCACGTAGTTCCAGAAGTTCTGTAACTGCGTTGAACGAAGGCTTTGTCGGCTTCATACGAGCATAAGCGATAGGGCCCCATTGACTTAGGTCAAAGGCCGTGACGCTTGGTTCAAGAGGGATATGTGCATTCAAAAACACTCCGTGATACCCTTCCGGGTTACTCGGTGTTGTAAAATGTTTCACATTTACTTCGACAGAATTGTACCGTAAGGTACTCTTCTTAATCGAATCAAACGGACCGCCATAGTCATAGCGACCATAGCGGGACCGCCCCTTCCTGTTCCACCCTGGGTGATTCTCGGATTCCAAAGTGTTGGACTCCTTGACAACTTCCCCAGAATAATTAGTGCTAGCACCGACGACGTTTATGAACGTCCCGAGCTTGGCATTAATTTTGTTCGTATGAGACAC